CACCAACTCGGCGCGGGGCGATCCAGCCATGCGCAAGCGGAAGCCATGCACATCCTTGTGATAGTCGCTGAGGATATCTGCCAACTCATCATTGCTGTATCGGGCATCGTTCCACTTGCTCATATTGGCTCCTTAGAAGAAGGATTATTGAAATTTATCGAGAAAATTCTTGGCTTTGAATCTTGATGACGTCCACGCCCTTGTCAATAATTCGAGCAATGCCTGAAAATCCCACAGTAAAAAAGATTCCGCCAGCACAAAAAATTAAAATGTTTTTCAACATAATGAACTCCTTGGTTAGTTACGATTTCAATACTATACTAGATCTGGCCCTAAATGTCAACCGTTTTTGGTTTTATTTTCGTTTTCGTATTTTGCGGAATACAGATAACTGTTATAAACCATGCCCACCAACTGATATACTATAAATGCCCAGATCGCGCACAGTAAGGCAGTAATCCCAAACAGTTCCAGAAATCCAGCAGCCAAAAGACCACAAACAGTCAACAATCCAAACACGCCTGCAGTTTTTACCGCGGCACGAAATTCAACGCTTTTGTTCTTAAACATTTTGTTTCTCCTTTTACATTTGGTACAGCTATTGTAGCTGATCTAGCGCCCAAAGTCAACCATTTTCTGCCGGTTCTGTAAGTTATTGATTTCATTGGACTTTTTCCAAAGCAAGAGTTCCATAAATATACTGATATACTAAGGATCTACAAGTGCCACGCTTATCGCTTTGGAAAAATGGACGCCACACCAACGACTACAAGTTTTTCGACCGCAGAATTTCAGAACTGTATACTGCTGGCGGAACTGGCGTTCTGGTACACAAGTATTTAGGCCCCATAGATCAAGGCCCTGGCGATAGCACAGTAAGTAACGATCCCAGCAAACCATTCTATCAAACACAGTCTGAAAAGAACATCGAAGACTTACTATTCCTAGAGAACCGTGACCGTAAGTACGATACCAGTGTGTATACCATGAGAGGCATTTATCAGACTGCTGATATTGATTTTGATCTTAGCCAATTTGGTTTGTTTTTGAGCAACGATACTCTGTTTATGACTTTTCATTTAAACGACATGGTTGATATCCTTGGGCGCAAACTCATGAACGGTGATGTTCTTGAACTACAGCACTTACTAGACTTCCATAGTCTGGATGCTAATGTTCCAGTGGCCCTAAAAAGATTTTATGTAGTTAATGATGCAGCTCGCGCAAGTGAAGGTTATAGCCCAACCTGGTGGCCCCATATGTGGAGAGTTAAACTTGGCCCATTAGTAGATAGCCAAGAATATTCAGACATTGTAAAAACTTTGACTGTTAGCCCAGGATCAAATACTACATTGGCTGAAGTATTAAGCACTTACGATAAGAATATTGCTATTAACGAAGCCACCTTGGCTGCTGCTGAAGCATTTACACCAGCATCAGGTTATGAAACTGATCATTTATATACAGTACCTGTTAAAGAAGATAACTCACTAGGTAACCCAGAAACAAAGATTAATCCAGATAGTAGTGTTAACACCCTTGTAGATACCCCAACTGAATCAATTTCAGGTTATATGGCTGGTAGTTCGTTGGCACCTAATGGTTTAGATGTTACGACTGGTATATCATTTCCAGATAATCCAGGTGTTGGCGATTATGTATTGAGACTGGATTATATGCCAAATCGCTTGTTTAGATTTGATGGTAAACGCTGGGTTAAGGTAGAGGATAAACTTCGTGAAAATTACACTCCAGGTTCAAGTACTCATTTAAAAGGAACATTTGTTAACAACACCGCTAATGTTACATTAAATAGTACTACTACTGTAACAAGCCGTCAGGGCTTGAGTCAAGCAGGTAAAAATCAGACTAAGAAGGTATAATGAGCGCCGTTCCATTTTTTTATGACCAGCAAATAAGACGTTACTTACTACAGTTTATGCGACTGTTTAGTAACTATCAGGTTCAGTTTGGCAAGGACCGTAATGGTGCTGTCATATACAAAACTGTACCCTGTAAATATGGCGATTCTAGCCGTAATGTAGCAAGTATAGTTCGTAATAACTCAGAGAACATCATGGGTAATATACCACAAATCAGTTGCTATATTACTGGTTTAAGTTATGCTCGTGACAGAGTACAGGAACCTAACTTTGTAAGCAAAATGAACATCAGAGAAAGAGCCTGGGATCCTGTTAATGAACTTTATGAAAGTACTCAGGGCAATGCATTTACCATAGAGCGTCTAATGCCAGTGCCTTATAATTTAACTGTTAAGGCTGACATCTGGGTAAGCAATACTGAACAACGACTTCAGATGCTGGAGCAAATACTTTGTTTGTTTAACCCTAGTTTAGAAATACAAAGCACTGATAACTACATAGATTGGACTAGTCTTAGTTTAGTAAATCTGACAGATGTAAACTTTACTAGTCGTACAGTTCCTGTTGGCGCAGATGACGCTCTGGACGTTAGCACCCTAACATTTGAAATGCCTATCTGGATCAGTGCACCAGCTAAGATTAAGAAGTTAGGAGTTATACAAAGCATTATATCAGGTATCTATGATGCACAAGGTAATTTAGATACAGAAAATATTGATGATTGGATGTTGTTAGGTAATCGTCCTTATGTTACTCCTACAAATAACGGTGTTATGTTACAGGGCAATCAACTTATATTACTTAAGTATGAAGATATTACACAAAATAAAGACGATGTAAGCAAGACCATGAACAAGATAGGCACCAAAGATAACTGGGGTGCATTAGTTAACTTATATGGTGAATTAACCAACGGTATTAGTCAGATAAAATTATTACAGTCTGATGGTGAAACTTATGTTGTGGGTACAGTGGCATTCCATCCCACAGATGACTCTATACTGTTGTTTACTGTGGATGTTGATACTATTCCAGTTAATACTCTAGATCCTATTGCTGCTGTTATTGACCCACAAAAGGTTGGACCAGGAGACGGGCTAGCAAGTTCATTGTCAGGCACTAGATATCTCTTGACCAATGATATTGGTAATGCTTCAAATTCTGATGGTGCTGATGCTTGGAAGGGATTAGACAATTCAGATCTAGTTGCCCATGCTAATGACATTATTGAATATGATGGTACAAATTGGATCGTTGTATTTGATAGTCAAGAAATAACTAGTATAGAGTATGTAAGTAATCTTACAACAAGCCTACAATATAAATGGACTGGCAGTCGTTGGGTCCGTAGTTATGAAGGCGAATATAAAGCAGGAAGATGGTCACTGTTCCTTTAAACTCTGTTGGTGCTTTATTTTATGCTGCTAACACCCATCGGTATTTGTTCCTTTTAAGAGACTCTACAAGTTATAGTGGCACTTGGGGGTTAGTAGGTGGTAAGATAGAGTTAAATGAAACCATAGGCGAGGCACTTAAACGAGAAGTGTCTGAAGAAGTTGGCTATACTATTACTACAGAAAAAATTATACCTATTGATTTGTTTACATCAGACAATAAACAGTTTAAGTATAACACCTATGTTATAGTTATAGATTCTGAATTTGTACCTACACTAAATTCTGAGCATCGTGGATTTTGTTGGTGTGAGCTAAGAGATATTCCTAGACCCATACATCCAGGTGTAGCAGGCACTATGAAGATTGATGAGATACAGGAAAAATTAGATCTAATTAAAGATCAGATTCTATTGCAAAGTCACGCCAGCCAATAGTCCTAAAGTTTCTAAGTTGGTTATATGTTTTTGGAATAACTATCGCCGTGCTTCTGGGTTCTACCAGACAAAAGTCTACATCAGAATAAAATTTCATCACGTTATAGGTATAAGTTTCCCATTTACTTACATCAAATTTCACATCAGCAGCATCATAACCTAAAGTACCTGCATATATATTACTGCTGTTGTCTCCTACAGGTAAATTATCAAAACCCATCATATAGACCGTTTTATGACCGTCAAAGCAAGCAAGTTTAAGTGCTAATGCACCAGCATTCATATGTGTATAAAATGGATATAGGTGGAATCTACCTTTCCACTTTATAATATTTTCTGTGTTAGTAAGAACAATATTTTTTGGAGCATAGTTGTAAGTTTTTACCATTTCTTCAATGAGTACAGGATTTGTACATACTATAAAATCTACATCAGCTTCGCGATAGATAGCATTACAACCATAAACCTGCATTTTTCGTTTACCCAGATGTCCACCACGGTGTCTGGTAAATATTGTTGTATCAATTCCTTCACGACTACGGCCATTACCTAACACACAAGCAATCTTATTGTGTTTAGTATTGTTTATGGTGTTTTCGACCCATTCTTTTATTTCAGATTGTTTGTTATTTTCCTGAATTACACTCAGGGTGATATACTCACCCAAGTAATCAGATCTGTATATAATTCCTGGGGCAGGGGCAAGTTTATTAAGAGTTCCGTTTAATACGAGCGTCATATATAATTAAATTTCTTTCAATGTCTTCTGTATTTACCGGTTCTACACCGTGAAAACTCTTGTTATTTTTAAAAAATCCAAACATACAGTTAGCTTTGTAAGGCATGGTTTTTACTAGATTATAGTCCTTAAACTGGTGATGTGGGCCACCTTCACAAGTAAAATTGGGGTTTTTAGGCGCATAAATGCTAGTTCCTAGTCCTGGTGGGTCCGTAGGCTTAGGCAAGTACATAAGCATGGTTAAAACTTTATGCGGGGCATCAGTATGTGGCCCTAGGCTATAACCCGTAAAGTCTCTGACATATATACCCTCATTAGTTATAGTAATAGGTTTGCCAAAACGCTCCAGAATTAGTCTGTCAAACTTGTGTACGATATAGTTACCAAAGCCGCCCTGAGTTAGCCATTTAGTAAAAGTAGCCCAGAACTCCTTACAGTCTGAGGGCAAAGCTTCTACCGTATCTCTGGTTAGTATCATAACTTTACGACCATCAGGATAACCGTCACCTACACGCTTTAACTCTTTGAGACTTTTTAAGTATTCTGTAGGCATGGCGTACTTAAGCATGTCAGCATAATACCAATCTGGAAATATGTTTTCGACCCAGAGGTGTGGATAAGGATCCATAATGATCCTAGCGTTAGCTATGGCTTCTTTTACATGCTTATCGACGTCTGAAAACATATTCTGCTACTCCTTTAAATGCACCCTCCTTGCGGGCTGCTTTATTAACTTGTTCCTGATCAAAACTGAATCCTAGATCAGTTAGGGTCTTAATCATTGTTATGTGTTCATTTAAGTTTGGATTAGTTTCAATGATTAGGCTTTTAACATTCTTGATAGTGTTCTTGGCACCGTCCACAGCCAAGTGTTCAAAGCCATCTACATCAATTTTAATGTGGTCAGGCTGTGGCATACCTGCTGCTACTAAGTTATCTAAACTCTGCAATACACATCCCTGGCTAAACTTAGGTGTAGTGGGTTGTAATTTAAAGTCAACAGCTTTCTCTGCACTATGGCAGCTACCGCCTGCTACTAATTCTGACAGATGTAAATCAGTAAACTTATAACTATCACTTAACCCTACACAATATGCTTTGACCTGATCACCTAGATTGTTTAGGCTAATATTGTTGTTTAACACAGCATAGTTTTGTGACTCAGGTTCAAAGGCTAATACATTGGCTCCTCGAACCTTGGCTGCAAACACTGTATACATACCAACATTGGCACCAATGTCTACTAAAACTTCACCCTCTTGTATTTCGTTAAGCCACTCTATGGTACCTGGTTCTTTGGTTAGTAAAGTATTAGCTCTCCAACGAGTAGTATCGTTAGGAGTACTATAAATTAATTTAGTGCCGTTGTAGTCTATGATGGCTGTTTCTGCTGCTAAACTTTCTGTCATAGTCTTAGCGGCTTGTTTAGGTCCCAATACAATGTGTAGCTCATAGTTTTTGTCGATGACTTTACTTACATCAAACCAAGAACTTAATCGTTTTTCCCACCAGGCTGCACCTTCTTGAATTAAATGAGCATTACGACCGTCTGCTAGAGTTTTTATAGCAGCCTTGGTGTGTACTACTACATACGCACATTCTTTGGTACAGCGAGCTAGGTCTGCAATAACATTATCTAGTAATTCAGGTTCAATGTGTTCCAGTACATCTGTACAGATTACTAGATCAGCTGGCTTAGGTGGGTTATCCTTGCCTGGTATGGCTGGGTCGTATTCCCAGATTGGAAAGGGTAACTTTTTAGCTAACATACCTTTACCGCATCCATAGTCTAGTATGTTTTTAGTATTAAGGCTGTCGCTTAGTTTAAGTACAATGTCTACTCGTTTTTCACCACTAACACCGTAGTTAGGATTAGATTCATGTAGTTCACGGTTTAATTTTAGATAATCATCACTAATAACTTTTGGCATGATAACTGCTATGTCCTTTTTGGTCTTTTTTCGTTGTGCTGCTGGTACATATTTGTTTCGAAACAGATGTTGTAGCATACCTTCACCATACATAGTTACTTCAACTTCAGGCATCTGTTTTAATTCATGGAAAAACTGGCGGCTATATTCTACCAAAGGCTGTGTTACTTTGTACTCTACCTTATCGTAGGTTGTTAAGTAATAGCCCTTGGAACCCTTGGGATGAAATTCAGCATGGCTTTTACCATCATTACTCATGCTTGAATCCATGCCAAAAATATGTTGATTTACAAAGCCCATAAAGCGGGCAATAATCATAGCTCTAAGGCTTACATTACTGCCACCTGTCAGAATCCATTCACCTCGAGGAAATACCGTAGGCAATGTAGTTTCTGGATCTCCGGTATGTATGTGCCAGAGTTTAACATTAAAGCCTTCTAAATGGTCAAATAGTTTTGGATGACAAGCACTAGCAATCAGATATTCAGTTTGTGTCTGAGGTGGTCCCATGAGACCAACTTTATGTTCTCTGGGATCAACTTCAACATGATGAGTAGGTATAATACCACGGTCAACCAAAAATTTATGGCTACCGCTGCCTGTCATGATGTATTTAAACTTGCGTAATTCTTCCCAGGTCTGATTTAAACTTGGACCAAAACCTACAATGGCTATGGGTTCGTTAGTAATTGGTGCAGGTTGAATGCGACCTTTAATTCGTTGAGTACTTTCCCTGACCTGGGCATCTCTTTGCTCAAGAGGAATACAGTATTGTACTTCAATCTTGGACTTTTCAACGTCCTCAATTACTTTTGGTTTTTTTGATTCGCTTTTATCTTTAGCCATGGTTTATGTACTTATAGTAACACAAACTCAGATGAAATAAAACTGAAATTTAAATTTGTTCTGTCCAAAGCCCTATAGGACAGCGAGATATTTTGAATCTTGTTTTAATAGGCATGTAGCAATGGCATTTTGAACAAAAATTAAGTTTCAAATTATCACAGGATTTACATACTTCCATGCGTTGTTTGAATATAGGCAGTGATGAAAAATGTTCTGATGGGACTGCTTCTAAATTCTTTAGTTTCTCTAGATCTTCATTTTCCCAGGAAAATTCAGTATTGTCCATAAAATCCTCTTATGTTTTTCCAATTAATATTTCAATCGTACCAGACTCGCCTGTAAAATTCTCTAAGGCTTTACCAATAATACAGCCAGGCTCATACAAATCTGGATTCATTTTCATAGCGTGTCCAGGTTTGTAACTAGATACCAATCTGTCACCTTTGGTAATATTACCAGTAACCAGACATGGAACACGACCCATAAGAGCTACTGGCGATCCTATGGCTTCAGAGTTCATTAGGTAGGCTGGTTTGTCAGAAATCACGCCAGCAATTCTGGTATCATGGCTATGCAGTGACATAGTTATTTCGGCTGTGCCGTCCAGTGTGACTACTGTACCAGCTGGGTAATTGGAATCAGAAGTATAAACTTCTGCCAAGTCAGCGTATTTGGCTGAGCTTGCTAAACCTATAAAGTTTGGTGCGGTAACATCACTGCTAAAATATCCACCGCCAGTAACACTTAATTTAGTGACTGGTGCGGTATTACCAATCCCCACATTACCGCTGGAGTCGATACGCATCTTTTCTGATGGCGCGGTATTTAAGGAGGTGGATGTGGAAAACACCAACTGACCAGTTGGATATTGCCCGTTTGTTCTTGCGCCGAAGATGGTAGAAATAATGGCAGACGAGTATTGATTTGTACTTGCGCCAGTAATTGCTGCAAAGTTTAATTGAGCAGTATTGCTTGTGGTTGTGTCACCATTGGTGATGGTTATGGACGCAAGACTCCCATTTAGTGTTGTGTTTGTATCTGATTTTTGTACAGACAAAGGCCGCACCGCGCCAACAGCATCATACACAGCAGTAGAGGCGTTACCAATACCCACATTAGTATCAACAGTTGCGTTACCATAAATTCGAGTTCCAGAGTTTAGTTTAGCCATAGTTGTGTATTTATTGTCCGTTATAATCCAATTGTAGGTAATCCATATCTTGCAGCAAAATAGTTATAGTTATTTTTCTGTTCTGCTGCGGTTAATTGTCTGTTATAAAGAACTATTGCAGCCAATCGGCCTTGATAGTATCTTCCTGTGAACCCAGTTCCCCAGGTATAAGCAAAAGATGACGCAAACGCTCCAGAAGTTGTGTTGGTTCTAAGTCCGCCTACGATATTCCATCCCGATGATAAATTTCCAGCGCCCGTATATGCGGTGTTGTTTACATAGTAAGTAGTTGCTGTACTAGCCCAGCCATCTGTGTTGTCTGGGTTTTGTAAAGTCCACGGACCTGTTCCGTTGGCCCCACCAAATCTCATTGTTTTATCTGCGGCTGCACCAGCCCCAAGACCATAAGCCAAACTTGCACCTGAAGTATATGCAAAATCTGGATAAAATACCAAGGTACAATCCAAATAGGTCTGTGCCAGGGTGCTGGTTATATAATTTAATGCTGACGCTGTAGCAAAGTTCCAATAACTTGCTGATCCAGCACTGACCCAAGTAATCGTTCCATTAAGAGTTGCAGGATTAGTTGATGGATTTACAAGATCTCTCACTAATGTTCCCGTGCCTGGGTAACTAGCAGTTTGGCCAGCATCAATATATGCAATCATTCCACTGGTTACTACCATTCCGGTCACTTCGTCAAATTCTGTCAATACTTGTAACGTACCATCTTTAACTTGTCTTTGCTTTAATGTAGTGACACCTCGATTGTATGGGCCTGTAGCAGTCCAGGTAGCCGTACCATTGTTGGTTATAGTATATGCGTTGGGGCTGTTATCTTTGATAAAATTAGTAGAGTCTGTGACATTTAATAAAAAACTTGTGTTTGTGATAGCAGGCAGTATGGCTTGTGGTGGAGTAAATGCGGCAGTGTATACGGCTGTTCCATTAACTACTCGAAGATTAGAAATATATCCCGGAAAATAATAAAAAGGACTACCATTGTATCGACCTACACTGATTGCAGATGTTGTTCCTGGAGTATAAGTCGTTGTTCCGGCCAATACTCCATTCACATAACCACTTGTGGTTGTTCCAACTCTAACAAAAGCAATATGATTCCAGGCATTTATTGTAGGAGTAACTGTGGACATTGCCACCACACCGTTTACTCCATCGTCGGCTACCAGTTGATTGGACGAGTTTTTCCACAAATTAATTCCACTATTACTACCATTGTTGAAACTAACTATGGTTGTTTGTGTTGACCCGGTGGTCCAGTAACACCACATTTCCACAGTCCAAGTTCCAGATAAGTTTGGACTTGTAGCAGTTAAATATTGTGTTGTACCATTAAAACTTATAGCACCTGCGGCTAGGCTAACTTCGTCAAAACCACCACTGTTAACTAACAAATTTCCGGTTGTTAATCTTTGAACAACTGGCATTTGCGTTGATGTTATAGGTGCCAATCCATATCTACTTCCTAGGGCATTGTAATTTTGAGTTACTTCAGCAGCGGTTAATGCACGATTGTAAACCATAAATGCACCAATGCTACCACTAGCATAACCAGATGTGCCCATATTAGTACCATCAATTGCCATCAACGCCATAAATGTACTAGCGCCCGGAGCACTCCAAGTTGTAGCAGAAGTACCAACGCTAACACCATTTACATAGGCAGTAGCCAATGTACTAGCATAAGTTATCACTAGGTTATACCAAGCATTCAAAGATTGTGTACTTGTGGTTATGGTGGTCATACCGCCAGTCCATTGCCCAAATTTTATTACACCAGCAGCAGATATTTCTATGGCGCTGTAATGATAACCGGTGTTAGGAGTAGCTGATCCATCTACTTGTACAAAGTTTCCAGCGCCAGTAGGATAAACCCAGAGACTTATAGTATAAGCAGGAAATGTTGTAGAATTAAACAATGAAGTACTACTAGTGGCGTACTGACTACTTGCTCCAGCAAATGTTATTGCTCCACCACCAGTAGTTGAACTAAAAGTTGGACTATTACCTAAAGTATAATTTTTTGGAGTAGGACTGAGATCAGTCCAGGTAGCACCTGATCCAGAGTAGCTTGTAGTTTGGGCAGCATCTAACCACAACATTAAACTAGTATCAACAACAGGTGCTCCGGTAAATTCGTCAAGAGAGCCGTTAACTAGTAAGGTTCCAGCATTAGTTAGTCTAGATGCTATTGTTGGCATGTTATACGAAAATTGTATCTATACTACTTGTAGTAGAATTCCAACTCTGATATACTTTAAGTGTACCGCTTGAAGCAATACCCATATTTGTACCTGTATAAATGTTTCCGCTCGCTCCTACGCCACCAGTAACTACTACTGCACCTGTAGAATTACTTGTTGCTGCGGTAGAATTGCTAAAGGTGTATGTTGCTCCACTAAATGTAGTAGAGCTGGTTAATATAGCACTTACTTTGTTCCATGTGCTTAATTGCGCCGCACTAACTACACTTACTGCATTGCTAACCGTATTAACCGCAGCACTAACTACTGATACGGCATTACTTACGGTATTAATATGTGTTTCTAGTGCTGCACTGGCAGCAGCACGAACTGATATTTCATTGCTAATAGCATTCTGAGTGCTTAATTGTGCAGCACTAACTACTGATACTGCATTGCTAACTGTATTGATAGCAGCACTGATATCTGTGCCATTTAGGAATAAGTTACCCGTAACAACGACGTGCGACCCCGCTACGGGGTAAAGTGTAATGTTTCCTACATTACTTGATATATTACCGGTACTGGCAGTTAAGCTCAGATTACCTACAGTTAGGCCATTTTTGACCTTAAAATTTGCAGTTGCCATAGTTCCATTATCCCTAAAGGCTTATTGATTATTTATGTGATAAATTTTATTATTGTTAACGGGAGATATTACGATCCAGCAAACGCACCAGTTGGTGTTGATATACTGGCTGCAGAGTATCTAGCATATCCTTTGGTTATTCTTAGCTCATCTAAATATCCATTCCAACCAGCACTGGGGGTAGCATAATCACCAACAGTTAATGCTAAACTAGCTGGCATTGATGTAGCAAATGCTGTGGTTGCGCCAACTTGAGATCCGTTTAGATATAGTTTTATGTTTCCACTTGCCCTAACTACAGCAAAATGTGTCCAGGTATTAACTACTGCTGTACCTGCGGTAAGAACCGTTGCTGAACCACTATAGAAATTTAATCCTGCCGCAGTTAACATTAGTGTAAATCTACCAGCAGTTGTATCTGCCGAACTAGTTCTTGTGCTACAAATGACACGGTCACCTGCTGCTACAGTTGTTGTATATAACCAGCCTTCGATGGTAAAATCAAAGGTAAGAAAAGTATGCTGTTGGGCATGGTTGATTACCGTTAAGTAATCTGCGGTTCCATCAAAAGCTAAACTACCATCTCCGTATTTCTTTTGTGCTGAACTTTGTGCTGCTTGGTTAGAAGTAAGTATAGTTGATTGCATATCCGTACCATATACGCCACCGTTAGTACCAGTTAACAATAACTTAGTATTTGTTACTGCTGTCAATGGTGCAGTATTTGGAGTAAATGTTGTTGAATATAGTCCTGTACCTCCTACTACCAATCGTAGGTTAGATATCCAACCGTTCCAATAACTTGCCGCTGCACCGTTGTTTGCTGCTCCAATTCTTAGAGCACCTGCCACATAGGTATTACCATCTGTGTAACTAGATCCTACTTGCACTCCATCTAAAAACATTTTTGTAGTACCACTTATTTTGCTAATAGCTAGATGTTGCCAAACTCTTAATTTTACTTTGGCAGTAGTACTAGTTATTACGGCTGAGCCATTTACAAATAAGGTGTAACCGTTAGTTGCATCAACATAGATAGCTGGGGAAATAATGGCAGTAGCACTGGCATTTCTTGCATCGTAAATGGTTTGCTGACCACTTAATGCAGATAAGTTAAGATACGCCCAACATTCAAATGTCCAATCACCTGACCCTAATGCCAATGCTGATTGACTAGTCAATGATAAGTAATCAGTAGTACTATTAAAATACATACTACCACCATGAATAACACTAGAATACGATGTTGTTCCAGCGAATGGACCAAACCTAGCAGCCATAACATCACCATTTCGTGTAATTGTTGTAGTAGACCCGTTTGTTGAAGCATCGTAATATCCACCGCTGCTAGTATGGTTAGTCAGAATTGAAACGTTACCTGATGCTGCACCCTGACTTGTTGTGGTTAATGGTGCAGTTGTTGGGGTAAAGTTTGCTGTATATAATGCTTGACCTTTAACATATCTTACATTAGAAATAAAACCATTAAAATTGGTTGCTCCATCTACTCTTAATCCAACATAGACAGATGTTATACTAGTTTTATTACTTGTATTGGTTGCTGTTGCAGATTCAGCAGTGCCATTAATATAAATTTTATAATTGGCAGCACCTGAACCATTTCTTACTACTGCTATATGAGTCCATACATGTCTTGCTACTGCTGTAGTTCCAGTAAGTATTGATCCAGTTTGCTGATCGTCCAGGTATAAAGTTCCATCTGTTTTAAATTTTAACGCCATAGCTTGAGAATTTGATGTGGCTTGCGGATGCCAAAGACCAACATCACTTGCACCTGGATAGGCATGTGGATATACCCACATTTCTAAAGTAAAACTTACGTTTTGGTCAAATATACCAGCAGTTGTTCCGTATTGGAAATAATCACCACTACCATCATAATACACACCCCATTTATTAGCGTAAGGAGTAAATGATGAATAAGTAGGAGTTCCATTTCGTGTAAGTAAGAAATCATTAGTGCTTGAATCAACAAACACGTTATTTTGCGGAGACATATTTGTTTGGAAAGTTAACAATAATATATTAGCAGCAGTTGCACTCTGACTAGTTGTGGTCAATGGCGATGTCGTTGGCGTAAATGTTGTAGTATATAACGCCTGCCCTTTAGTTATACGGACATTGCTTAAATTACCATTTAGACAGAATGATGTATTATCATTGTATTGTCTGCCAAGACCGATCGATGGGGTACTTGGCCAGGTTGGTGTTGTTGAACTTGTTGCTTTTGATACACCATTTATGTATAACGTATTTGTAGTGCTAGAACGAACCAGAGCAATATGTGTCCATGTAGTTGCACTTATAGTATCTGTTGTAGATGTAATAGTACCATTTCCATCAACAAAGAAAGATATTATATTAGTAGTACCAACATAAATGCTTAGTCCATTGCTACCTGAGCTAGTTGTATTGGTTATATTAACTAGTCCCATTACTGTGCCAGGTAGTGTTTTAGCATATACCCAAAATTCAATAGTGAAATCACCAGTTAATTGGTTTGATGCACTGGCAGTACCTGTTAAATAATCGGTTGTACCATCAAAGGCTGCAGAGCCATCGTTGGTACCAGGAGATGTAAATGGGCTTAACGCAGATGGTCTAGTATCTCCAGACACAGTAAGAACAGAATTATTACTACTAGCATCTGAATACCAATGCCTTGTTGTGGCACCTGTACCAATTGGAGTTTCGCCATTTAATTGTAAGGTTGTAGTTTTCCAATATGCATCAGTTGTGCTGATAATAAGAGTAATAGTTTGTTGCGTAGTTTGATTTTGAGAGTCATCAAGAAGTATATCAAATGTACTAGTAGATTCAGTTACCGCTGTTCCTGAAATTAAACCTGTAGAAGATACACTTAATCCGCTAGGTAATGTTGATCCACTATACAAACTATAAGTTAGCGTACCATCTCCAGAAGCTGTTAATTGTGCGCTAACTGTTAAAGATGAAGAAGTGTATGTTGTTTGAGTAAAAGTAGGAAACCCTGATGCAACTAACGTAGTTACTGCACCAATTCCACTAATATAAACATATAGATAATATGTACCAGCTGATAATGCTGGTACAACTGCCCTGATAGTTGTGCTGTTTACATAGGTACTGCTAATTATTGTATTATTAAGATAAACTACTGGACTAGCAGCAAAACCAGTTCCAGTAATAACTATATATCCACCGGCAGTATTAACAGCAGTATCATCAAGTGCAGCATAAGATGCATCTGTTATTGTAACAGACGTAATTGTTGGTCCAGAACTTACCGTAGTAACACTACTACTAGAACCTGAAGTAACAACATCTAAACTAATACTTGAATTAGCAGTAACTTTAGAACCAGCTACACTAATATTTCCAGTACCGGTGTTAATAACTACAGCCTGTTGTGAAACAGTACTCTGCGCACTTACCCTACGAGTACTTAATGACTTCTGACCCATTAAGTAATCTCGCTTCCAAATGCTGCAAAACTCATGGTAGCAGTACTTGCATATACCGTTATAACATCAGTTGTAGCTAAAGTAATACCTATGGTTAAACTGATACTGTCGTTGGCTGATATACTAGTGTCATAACTTATGTAATGTAGAGCTGATAAAGTAGCACCTGCTGGTCTAATAGCAAGTCTAAATGTACCGGCAGTGGCGGCCTGATTACAGACATTAATAGTGCTAACTACTGTGCTAGTACTTGCTGGTACTGTATATAGCGTTGTTGCTGTAGTAGCACTTGGATTTAATTGTCCTAAAACTTTATATGTTGTTGCCATAATTTATCCTTATGCGCCCATTAACATGAATGGGCTAAAATTTTCTATTGTAACTGGAACAATACCTGGTACTGTTCCAGCTGTGATCGTTGTGCCTAATTTTACCTTTTGCATCTGTACTGAAACGTTCGCACTATCACCTGTTGCAAGTAATCTGATGTTACCACTTAAAATATCTGAACTGTAACTAACGACTTCTGCACTGACGTTTGAGTAAACTGTATCAAATTCTGTTAGGTATGTTGTTGTTCCATCACTCAGAATGGTTATTCTGCTTGACTTGTAATTATTATTTACATTATCCTTGGCTGTGGCCAAATAAGTTACAGTACCAATACCGGTTGCTGTAGTATAATCAATCTGAATTTGTGAAACTCCTAATGGTGAATAAAGTATATTTTCTACATTAGAGCTAACAGCAGATCCACCACTAAATGCTACACCGTTGGCATAATAATAACTGTCAGTATATAATGATCCGGCTCTGATAGCGCCACTTACCCCAACACCACCTGTTACAACTATAGTACCAGTTATTGTACTTGAACTTGCAATGCCTCCAGTATAACTGTAGGTTGCACCACTAAATGTTTGGCTACTTGTTTTAATGGCACTTACGGCATTCCAAACACTTAAAGTGGCTACACTAACTACCGATACTGCATTACTAACTGTGTTAACATGAGTTTCAACTGATGCAACAGCAGCACTGACTACTGATACTGCATTACTTACAGTATTAACATGACTTTCAACTGATGCTACAGCGGCGCTACGAACCGATATTTCATTACTTACGGCGTTCCAAACACTTAAAGTGGCAGCACTAACTACTGATACCGCATTACTTACGGTATTAATATGTGTTTCTAGTGCGGCACTAGCCGCAGCACGAACTGATATTTCATTACTTACGGCGTTCCAAACACTTAAAGTGGCTACGCTAACTATTGAGACGGCATTACTAACTGTATTGATAGCAGCACTGACTACTGATACCGCATTGCTTACGGTGTTAATATGTGTTTCTAGTGCGGCACTAGCCGCAGCACGAACTGATATTTCATTACTAATAGCATTCTGTGTACTTAATTGAGCAGCACTAACTACTGATACGGCATTGCTTACGGTATTAACATGAGTTTCAACTGATGCAACCGCAGCACTTACGGTGTTAATTGCAACGCTAACAACTGATACTGCATTACTTACGGTATTAATATGCGTTTCTAATGCAGTACTTGCAGCACCACGAACTGATATTTCATTGCTAATAGCATTCCAGGTGCTTAATTGGGCAGCACTGACTACTGATACCGCATTGCTAACTGTATTGATAGCAGCACTAACTACTGATACTGCATTACTAACTGTGTTAACGTGACTTTCAACTGATGCTACTGCTGCACTTACGATGCTTACTGCATTACTAACTGTATTAACATGACTTTCAACTGATGCCACTGCGGCACTAACTACTGATACTGCATTACTTACAGTATTAATATGGGTTTCAAGGGCAGCACTAGCCGCTGCTCTTACAGATAATTCATTACTAATGGCATTCCAGGTGCTTAATTGAGCAGCACTTACGATGCTTACCGCATTACTTACTACACTTATAGCATTACTTAATTTAGTATCTACACTTACTAATTGGGCACTGATAGTATTAGCTGCGGCACTTACCACATTAATAGCACTCTGAAGTTGTGTGCTTACTGATGCTAAACTTGCACTGACATCTGCTACTCTGGCAATAGTGGCACTAACTTCAAATCTTGTACCGCTCAGGTATAAACCATCTCCAGCAGTATAAGTGCCTGCACCACTAAACTGATACCAACTTATAATATCTGTATTTACTGTAACAATGTCTTTGATTTGTACCC